GTTAAGTTGAAAGAAATAATAGAAAATCAAAAACAAGAAAAAAAACAATTACAAAAAGATTTAGATAAATTGTTGGGTAGAAAAAGAATTAATAAAAAGGTCGTAGCAAACGCCAAAAGAAAACTTACAAGAACTAAGAATGAAATTAATAAGATGGTAGAAGTATTTGATAACGAAGATGTAGATGATGCAGTCAAATTCCTTCGTAAGTTTTCAAAATAGTAATAATTATATACATATATATAGGAGAAAATAATGGGAATAGTCGGTAGAACACCCCCAAGTGTAAGAGGTAATCTCGGTACTTACAATAACTCGACAACAGTGGCTTCAAGTACAACCGTAGCTTTTAGTGGTTCAAATGAAGGACGAGCATTTCTTGTAGGAAACGCAAGTAATGTTGTTATTCATTGCTCAAATGGTGGAACAATTGATGCTGATGGATTATTGGCAGGTACATTTTATCCGATTGGAGTTAAAAAGGTAGCAATCGGTGCTACTGGTGTAATATATGTCTTGAGATAAATGTCTGAAGCTAAAATCAAAGAGGTAATCAAACAAGAGTATTTAAAATGTGCAGTCGATCCTGTGTATTTCTTAAAGAAGTATGCAGTGATTCAACATCCACTCAAAGGTAAAGTTCCTTTTGCTCTATATCCATTTCAAGAGGCTTCCCTTAAAGATTTTAAAGAAAATAATTATAATGTCATCTTAAAGGCTCGTCAGTTAGGTATATCCACATTAACTGCAGGATATGCATTATGGATGATGACATTTCAAACAGATAAAAATATATTGGTAATTGCTACCAAACAAGATACCGCTAAAAATTTAGTTACGAAAATTCGAGTGATGCACGCAAACCTACCGAGTTGGGTAAGGTCAAAGTGTGTTGAGGATAATAAATTATCACTTAGATATTCAAATGGTTCTCAAGTAAAGGCGATATCAAGTACCGAAGACGCAGGTCGTTCAGAGGCACTATCCTTACTCGTAATCGATGAGGCAGCATTCATCGACAAGATTGATACAATATGGACTGCTGCACAAAGTACACTATCTACTGGTGGACAATGTATTGCACTATCTACTCCTAATGGTGTGGGTAATTGGTTTCATAGAACTTGGGTAGGGGCAGAAGAAGGAAGTAACGATTGGAATATGATTAAACTTCATTGGACTGTTCATCCTGATAGAAAACAAGAGTGGAGAGATGAACAAGATAAGTTGTTAGGACCATCTGAAGCTGCACAAGAATGTGATTGTGACTTCATCACTTCAGGTCAAGGTGTGGTTGACCCAAGAATTTTAGAAGAGTATAAGATTAAACACATAGAAGAACCATTAGAGAAGAGAGGATTTGATAGTAATCTGTGGGTTTGGAAATCTCCGAATTATACTAAAGATTATGTTTTAGCGGCTGATGTTGCTCGAGGAGATGGAAAAGATTTTTCTGCATTTCATGTGATAGATGTAGATAGTATGGAACAAGTGGCAGAATATAAAGGTAAGATTTCAACCAAAGATTTTGGTAACTTGTGTATGAATGTAGCTCAAGAATATAACAATGCATTATTGGTTATTGAGAACTCAAGTATTGGTTGGGCAGCCATTCAACAAGTGATAGATAGACAATATGATAATTTATTCTATACCTCAAAAGATTTACAATATGTAGATGTAGCAAGGCAAGTAACAAATAGATATAGAAATTCAGATAGACAAATGGTACCTGGCTTTAGTACTACATCTAAAACGAGACCTTTAGTTATTGCTAAATTAGAAGAATATTTTAGGGAAAAGTCAGTAATAGCTAAATCTTCACGATTAATAGATGAGTTGTTTGTATTTATATATAACAACAATAGGGCCGAGGCGATGCAAGGATATAATGATGACCTTATCATGAGTTTAGCTATCGGACTATGGGTACGAGATACAGCCCTCCGACTTAGAGCCGAAGGTATGGCTTTGCAAAAAGATGTATTAAATAGAATGATAGACTATGAAGCAGTCTACATACCAAGTGAAAATAAAAAAGAAGGTTGGACAATGGATGTTGGTGATAAAAAAGAAGACCTAACTTGGTTAATAAAGTAAGAGGATAAAATGGCCGAATCAAAATTAAGAGCAAGATTAAAAAGATTATTTTCCACAAATGTAATCGTAAGACATGCAGGTGGAAGAAAATTAAAGATTGCAGATACAAATAGATTACAACAGGTGTCTAAAGATAATCTTGTAGATAGATATTCAAGATTATATAGTAATTTAGCAACTGGTGGATATGGTAAATCTCAACAGATTACATTTCAATCTCAAAAAATAGGATTGTTTAGAGATTATGAAGAAATGGATAACGACGCCATTATTTCAAGTGCTCTCGATATTTACGCTGATGAATCAACCATGAGGTCAGAATATGGAGAAGTATTGACAATTCAATCTGATAATGAAAATATTTATGATATTTTACATAATTTATATTACGATATATTGAATGTCGAGTTCAACCTATGGCCTTGGGTTCGTAATTTATGTAAGTATGGTGATTTTTACTTGTATTTAGATATTAAAGATAAGTATGGTATTACAAATGTGGTTCCCCTTTCTACATATGATGTAACAAGAATAGAAGGTCAAGACCCCTCAGAACCTTACATGGTAAATTTTCATGTACAAGATGCTGATAATAGACATTCTAATCAGAGAAGTGAAAAAGAATTTCAAAATTATGAAGTAGCACATTTTAGATTATTGAGTGATTCAAACTTTTTACCTTATGGTAAGGGTATGATTGAAGGAGCCCGTAAGATTTGGAAACAATTATCTCTTATGGAAGATGCCATGTTAATACATCGTATTATGAGAGCACCTGAAAAGAGAGTGTTTAAGATTGATATTGGAAACATACCACCAGCAGAAGTTGAAAACTTTATGCAAAAGATAATCAACAAAATGAAAAAGGCTCCAGTTATGGATCAAGATGGTGATTACAACTTAAGGTATAATATACAGAATTTAACAGAAGATTTTTTCCTACCTGTTCGTGGTGGAGATAGTGGTACTCAGATAGAAGGACTGCCAGGTTTAACCTATGAGGCTACGGATGATATTGAATATTTGAGAAACAAGTTAATGGCAGCATTAAAAGTTCCCAAAGCATTCTTAGGATATGAAGAATCACTTGGAAGTAAAGCAACATTAGCAGCTGAAGATGTAAGATTTGCTAGAACGATTGAAAGAATACAGAGAATTCTTATTTCTGAGTTAACAAAAATTGGTATTGTACACCTTTATTCACAAGGATATACAGATGAAGACTTGGTCAATTTTGAACTAAACCTTACAAATCCATCAAAAATATATGAAGAAGAAAAAATTGAATTGTGGAATTCAAAACAACAACTTGGACAATCTATGATTGATTCTAAAATGGCATCTACTGAATGGGTATATGATAATGTATTCAAATTTACTGAAGAACAAAAGAAAAAAATGAGATTAGAATTAATAGCAGACCAAAAACGAAAGTTTAGATGGGATCAGATAGAACAAGAAGGGAATGACCCAGTACAAAGTGGTCAGGCCATGGGAACACAAGGAGCCATGATGGGTGGAACGGATGACATGGGTGATATAGGTGGTGATGTTCCTCCTGAAGGTGGGGATGGAGAAGAACCAAACATTGGTAGAACTGGTAAAGAAATCGGTGGAAGACCAAAAGAAGGTGGAAAGTACGGAAAAGATAGTGGAGCTCGTGGTAGAGACCCATTAGGAAGTCATGATAGGAGAAAGCAGTATGGAATAGCACTCTCACATTATGACGCCATGAAAAAAGATTTAAAAAAACTAAGTAGAAACGATAGAAAACTTTTAGAAGAGACGATGGATGTTGAAAAAGAATATTCAGATGATGTTAATTCTTTAAATGATGATTCTAAATAACGAATTATTAGAAGTTTTTATATTTATATAAGAGATATTATACAGAGAATTGGAGTATATACATGAGTAAACGAGCTAAACACTCGAAAATTAAGAATACAGGTATTCTTTTCGAGTTGTTATCAAGACAAATTACACAAGACATCATAAGTGATGACACCAAAAGTAAATCAATTGATTTGCTCAAGAAGTATTTTAACGAAAAAACTGAAATTGGAAGGGAAAATCAACTCTATCAAATTTTAGTAAAAACAAATTATAACTCTACTGCTAAAGCACAGAGACTAATTGAGGCTGTTTTAAAGTCTCGTTCTAAGATAAACAGTAAAAAAATCAAAAACGAAAAATATAATTTGATAAAGTCTATAAGTGAAACTTACAAGACCGAAGATTTTTTCCGTTCTCGTATACCAAATTATAAAGTTCATGCTTCAATTTACAAATTATTCCTATCAGAATCAATCGAATCTCTTAATCCATTAGATGAAGTGGATAGTAATTTTACTATTATAGAACACATTACTGGTAAAAAGATGTCAACGGGCATCAAGAAAGATAATGAAGTCATAAAAGAATTTAAAGGTCAAGATAAAGACCTTAGATTATTATCATATCAACTAATGGTTGATAATTTTAATAAAAAATATAAAACTCTGAATACTCCACAAAAAAATCTCTTAAAAGAATATATAAATAATATCTCTAACACCAATTCTCTAAGAGAGTTTGTCAATGATGAAGTAAAAACAATACAAGATTCCTTAAATTCACATCTACCAAAAATTGATGATGATATAACGAGAATAAAACTCCAAGAGGCAATCAATCAAATGAATAACCTTACCAAAGGTAGTATCGTCAAGGACAAACAAGTTATTTCTCTAATGAGGTATTACGAACTCATTAAGGAGCTTGACAATGTCCGCTCAAAGTAAACTCGAAGAGTTTATAAGAAGGCTCATTCAACAAGAGTTAGATGAGGCAACTTCTACTGCATCAGTAGGTAACGATTCTTATAAAACACCCTTCGCATTCTCAGATAAAAGAAAAAAAGGTAAAAAGAAAAAGAAAGCTGGATATGATGGTGGACATACAAATCCCACCGTATCCACCGACAATTTTCATGCCAACGACCCAAAGTTGAGAAAAGAAGGTAAATATCATGATTTTCGTAATGACGACTCATTGACAGCAAAACAAAAAATTGGAATGGCAATGAGAGAATCTCGTGATAGTTTGAAAAATTTAGAAAAGACAATCGATATGAATTTAAGATTAAAGAATGAATTAAATGTTGATTCAAGGGATTATTGGAAAAACACACATAAAGCACTCAAAAAAATTAGTGAGAGGTTAGTAAAGTTAGCAGGTAAGGTCGGTCAACTAAGATAGTCCCATGTCGTTTGAAGAAAACAAAAAGTCTTATATGGACTCTTTGTATGGAATTTCCACCTTGTTGAAAAGATGGCATACAGAGATACATAAAAAAGATGTAACAAAGAATTACTTAATTAATCGCCTTGATAATTGGATTAGGAAACTCCAAGAATTAAGGCATGAAATAATGATGAGGAAAAGTTGATGAAAGACTTAATAGTAGATTACATACCATTCGAAATTTCACCTGAACAGATAAACGAATCCATTTCACAAAATGGTGGTAAGTTAATAGTTCATGGTGTACTACAAAGGGCTAACGCAAAAAACCAAAATGGTCGTGTGTATCCTCGTGAAATTTTAGAAAGAGAAAGTCAAAAGTACACAAAAGAATTTGTTGTACAAAAAAGGGCTTTAGGTGAGTTAGACCATCCTGATAGTTCTGTAGTAAATTTACAGAATGTATCCCACAATGTTACGGAAATGAATTGGGAAGGTAATAACTTGGTTGGAACCGTTGAAGTTTTGGGAACACCAAGTGGTAATATATTGAAAGAATTATTTAAGGCTGGAATCAAACTTGGTATTAGTTCTCGTGGTATGGGTTCGGTTGAACCGATGCAAGAAGGTGATGGACAACAAGTAGGACAAGACTTTGAATTGATAGCATTTGATTTCGTATCAAA